TCCCTGCACCGGGTGGTCGCCGTATGAGGTCGGGGTCACTGCGCCATCGCGTCACTCTCCAGAAAAAAACACAGACCGAGGGTGACAGGGGCGGCGTGCTGGAGACGTGGGAGGACTGGAAAACCGTGTGGGCGGCGGTCGAGCCCCTGCGCGGTGACGAGTACTGGTCGGCCAAGCAGTTTTCCCTGGAGGTGACGCACCGGATTACCATCCGCTATCTGGCGGGCGTGGACTCGCAGGTGCGGGTGAAATTCTCGGACAGGGAGTTTCATATCACCTCAATCCAGAACCCCGGCGAGCGCAATGAGTCGCTCGTCCTGATGTGCAACGAGGTCGTTTGAATGGAAATCATCCTTGAGGGCGCGGGAGAGGCTCAACGGAAAATACTGGCGCTGAGTGCGTACGGTCGGTCAGTTGTGGCCTCGGCGATACTCGATGCGGCGGCAGAGGTCGTGCGCGAGAAGGCCGTTGAGAACGTGCGCAGGCGCAGTGGTCAACTGGCCGACTCCATCGAGGTCGAGGGCTCCGGCCCCGACGAGCGAAAAGTTGGTCCGAACAAGGATGGGTTTTACGGTCGCTACGTCGAACTCGGCACGCCTGAGCGGACGCAGAAGTCAGGCAGAAAAACCGGCAGAATGCCCTCGTTTCCGTTCCTGCGACCAGCACTTGACGACCCCGCTGTCGTGGAGACGGCCAACCGGACGTTCCGCGAGGAGATGTTGAAGGCAAGGTTCCTCTGATGGAAACAGTGCTTGTTTCCCTGCTCAAGGAATTGTGTAGCAATGTGTACGCGCTCCGACTCCCTGACAACCCCTCCTATCCCGCCCTTGTCTACACCAAGGTTTCCGGTCACCGGGACGTTGCCCACGACGGGCCGACGGGCATAGGCAGGGCGCGCATTCAGGTCGATGGGTTCGACGAGACGTTCGAGGGTGCCAGCGACCTGGCCGAACTCGTGCGGACGCTCAACGGCGAGTCGGCGACCGAGGGTGACGTGACCATCATGGGGATGTTTATCGACGGCGAATGGGACATCTACGAAAGTACGCGCAACCTGTATCGATGTACCACCGATTTCAGGATTTTTTACCGGGTCGACTGACCCGGGCGGCGGGCCGCATGGCCCGCTTTTTTAGTGCAAGGAGGTCGTGAGATGGCGAAGCGTATAGGTTACGGCTCCCAGCTACAACTGGGGGACGGGGAAAGCCCGGAGGAGTTTACCGCGATACCGGGCCTCAAAGACTTCGAGTTCCCGAGGATAGGCACCATCGATGACGTCGACGTTACCACGCACGACAGCCCGGACGGCTACAAGGAATACATTCCGGGGCTGAAAGAAGCCGGTGATTTCGATGTGGAAATCGTGTGGGACCCCGATGATGAGGTTCACGCAGAACTCGAGGACATGGCGGACGCGCGCGAAACCAGAAATTTCCGTGCGGTCGACCCTGCATCCAACACCTACGAGTTTTCGGCGTACGTCCGTGAACTCACCCTCGGTATGCCCGTCGGAGACGCGTACACCGCGTCCATGACGCTCCGTCTCGCCGGGGCTGTCACGAGGGTGGTGTAGTGGTATGCGAACGGTGACGCTCGAAACCGACAGGCCGCGAGTCCTGCGCATGAGCAAGTACGCCGAGATGCGGTTCGAGGAGAAATCCGGTTGCAGGCTGGCCGAGATGAGGGCCTGCGCGGCCCATGAGGTCTACCTGCTGTGGGCGGCGATGCTGGAGGATGCCGAGAACCACGGCGAGGAGTTGACCCCCGAGGACGTCGGCAAGATGTTCGACACCAGCAACATGGACGCCGCCATCGAAGCGATGAACGAACTGCTAGAGCCGCCCGCCCCTTTAGCGCAGAGCGAGACGAGTGGTGGCGACGATGCTATGCCGTTGCCCGTATCGAGTGGGGACTCACCGCCAGAGATTTCTGGCGACTAGACCCGTGGGAATCAGCCGCGCTCATCGAGTACCACAACGAAACTCAAAAACTTGAAATCGCGCGCGAGGAGAACGCCGACTATCGAGCCGGATTGATAGCCGCACTCCTCTACAACATCAACCGCGACCCCAAAAAGACGCGACCCGTCAGGCCCGAGGACTTTTTCCCCAACCTGCGCAAGCACAGTCAAAAAGACGAACCCGACTGGCCGGGCCTGTTCGCGTTCCTTGAGCGGCAGGTCCGCAAACAAAAAAGACGAGAAAAGAAGGGCCGATGGCAGCCGGTGGAACGTTAGTTACAATGGTGGTCCGCCTCACGGTGGACTCAAAACAGCTAGAGGCGGGCGTGGCGTCTGCCGCTACCAGAATCGGCGCGCTGCAGACCAAAATGCTCGCACTCGGGAAGAAGCTGACCAAGGGGCTGACTCTGCCAATCCTCGCCGTCGGTGCCGGTTCCGTCGCCGCGTTTTCATCTTTCGACGACGCGATGACCTCCTCCCTCGCCATCATGGGCGACGTCTCGGACACCATGCGCAATGACATGGCGCAGGCCGCACGCGAGGTCGGGAAAAGCACGACGTTCAGCGCTACCGAGGCCGCCAAAGCGTATTACTATCTCGCCTCCGCCGGTCTGGACGCCGCGCAGTCCATCGGCGCGATGCCGCTGGTCGCAAAATTCGCGCAGGCGGGCAATTTTGACCTCGCCCTCGCCACTGACCTGCTGACTGACGCTCAGTCGGCCCTCGGGCTGACAGTCGATGATACCGCGCAAAACATCGAGAACATGACCCGCGTCTCCGACGTGCTGGTGAAGGCCAACACGTTGGCCAATGCGTCCGTCGAGCAGTTCAGCGAATCGCTCACCACCAGGGCCGGGGCCGCCCTCCGATTGCTGAACAAGGACATGGAGGAGGGCGTTGCCGTTCTCGCCGTTTTTGCCGACCAGGGCGTCAAGGGCGCTGAAGCCGGGACCAGGCTTGATATCGTCCTGCGCGACCTCCAGCGAGCGAGCATCACCAATCGCGAGGAGTGGGACAGGCTGGGCGTCTCGGTATATGACGCCACGGGCACAATGCTCCCCCTGGCCGATATCGTCCAGCAGATGGAGGGTCTGTTGGGCAATATGAGCGACGAGCAGAAGCGCGCCACCCTCATGCAGATGGGATTCACCGACCGTTCCGTTGCCGCGACCACGGCCCTGCTGGGGACCTCCGAGCAGATACGCCGGTACGAGGCTGGACTGAGGAGCGCCGGGGGACTCACGGAGGAGGTCGCGCAGAAGCAGTTGAAGTCGTTCCGCTCTCAGATGATACTCGCCAAGGACAAACTGGTTGATGCCGGCATAGCCATCGGGCAGGTGCTGGCCCCTAAAATACAAGCGCTCGTCACATGGATTTCCAAAGCCGCTTCCTGGTTTGCCAACCTCTCCCCCAAGATTCAGAACACGGTTATCGCTATCGCAGGAATCGCTGCCGCCATTGGCCCCGTCCTTGTTATAGGCTCAAAGCTCATCAGCACCGTGCGTAAAATCTCTTCTGCTATTTCGGTTGTTGGTGCGCTTGCCCCCAAGGTTGTGGGGTGGTTTAGCTCAATCGGCAATTCGATTTCGATGGCGGCGGGCAAGGGCGCGCGAGCGGCTGGCGATTTTCGCTCCCTCGGAAAGTTGACCTCGGACATGGGGGCGAACGCCGGAACCGCAACGGGGTCGAGTCTGAGCCTTGCCGGTGGACTGGGTATCCTCGGCGGCGCGGCTATCACGTGCGGCGTGGCGGTGTGGAAACTCTACGACAACCAGAGAAAGTGGGAAGCCGAGTGCAAAAAGAACCTCATCGAGTCGCGCTCGCTGGCAACGGAACTCGAGGGGCTGAAGGAGGCGACGGCCAACTGCACACTGGGCTCCGATGAATGGAGTCAGGCGATGGACCGGCAGGCAGAGGCGGCGCAAGCGCTCATCGACAAAACTGAAGCTATCGCAACGCAAACAGATGCCGCTGGGCGCGCGATAGACATCAATACCTCGGCACTGAAAATGCTGGCAGGGGCATACTCCGAGGCGAGCCAGAGCGCAAAACTCCTCACGGCGGAAAAAGCCGAGGAACCTGAAACTCTCGGCA